TATCATTTACATCCGTCCAATACATTTCATAAGGATTACCGAGATAGAACACAGTTCCATTATCAGAACGAGTGTGGTAATGACCAGAAAATACCTTTGTGAAGTTTGAAAAAATATTCGCTTCCAGTCCATGTTCCTCCATTATAAGATGTTTATTGACACGGAAACCCTTGAGTTCAAGGTGTCCCAGTGCAACCTTTGCTTTGGATTTCTTAACGACCTTTAGAGTTTCATCATAGTTCTCACTACAAATCCAAGGAATAAAAGTCATATCAATTCCACCAACCTTAGTATTTGTTGGGGAACTATAAGTTTTAATGTTTGGATAGTCCTTAAGAAGAAGAGCAGGAGAATTTACATTATTGGTATTTTTATAATAGCAATCGTGATTACCAACAATCATATGAACGTCATAGTGCTTAAGAGGTTCAAATACGACTCTCTTCGACCATTCAAGACTTTGATAATCAATTGACTTACGACTATCAAAGGCATCTCCCATATGAATGACTGTCTCTACCCCATGTTCTTTAAGAGCAGGGAAGAAAACATTCTTATAGAAGAGTTCAAAGTAATCATGAATATACTTTGAACCTTTCTTGCACCCATAATGAGTATCGGTAATAATTGCTACCTTCATCGATTTCCGTTTCTGTACTGGATGTTATCCTTCATCGTATTATAGTCGGAATTGCTTCCAGAAAGCAAGCCATCATCAACGGTCATTACTTCATTGAATCCACTTCTTTCGATAATTTTTGTTTTAATTTCCAATTGCTTCTTTTCTTTCTGGATTCTTCTCAAGAAAGCATAGTGAATGATTTGGGTAAAGTATGCAAATGCATTGCTGCTCTTATTTGGATCGAAGTTGTGAATATACTGAACACAATTTTCTATACCATCAGATATCATATCTTCCCTAAACATGTAATTAACAAAATTAGGTTTGTATGATAGGTGCGTAGCAATCTTTAGAAAACATTCTCCAAGATAATTGCTAATACGTGGTTTCGGTAGTCCTTCTTCTTTTGCCTTGGCAACTTTTGTCCTATGAACTATTAGAGCCTCTAGAAACTCCTTGTTATTGACATAATGTTCTGATCTTTTTTTGGACATGGGATTCCATCTATTTTTTATATTAATTTATTTAATTATTATAGCACCATTACAAAAACTTGAAAAGGCTTGACAAGAATTGAAATAACAAGTAGACTAGGTTTGTCTGTTTTCAAGATAAGGTTTAAGTATCCTTAGTATCTTTAGTATCTTTAAATATATTCTCTAGATAATTTCTTGCATCTTCTACGCTAGAGATATATCCCATATTACTTGATAGCCCAACTCTGTTGGATTCACCACTAAATTCTTTAATATTTAATTCAGAAGAATCATCTTCACTAAGATATTTTTTATAAATTGATATTGTTTGCTTATCTTTTACTTCAGTCATTGTTATAATTTTATCAGATTTAATAATAAAAATATCATCATTAGGTATTTCCATCCATGGTTTTACCTTGACCAGCGTACCCATATTATTGTTAATTATTTTAATCGTAACTGGATTTTGTAAAATAATCAGTGGATCACCATCATTATCATCTATCGATATTAATGAAAGTATTTCTTCTCCGCTGATTAATTTAATACAGCAATAAAATTCTTCACCCATTAGTTTTTTAAGGTAACGTTGATTATTTCGTAATTAAAATTTTCTTCATTATAAACTTTAATTCTTTCAATTAAATGATTCAGTGTATAATTTTTTCTTGATTTATAACTGATATCATCGGCAATATCATATAGAGTTGCTTTTGTTTTATTGTCTCCCTTTCTTAAAACTCTTCCGATTGATTGGAGATTACGGATTCTTGATTTACTCGGTGAAGCAAAAATAACATTATGTAAATTTTTAATGTTAATTCCTGTACTGAAAGTTCCGTAAGATGCCACGATAATTGCATTATTTTCTCTTTCGGTAATTTCTCTGACTAATTCTCTTTCTTCAGTATCTACACCACCATGAACGAAGAATACGTGCCTATCAGTTGCTTTGTTATTATTTATGAGCTCATAAAGTGGTTGTCCGTGACCTTCTACTCTAGAAAAAAGAATTAGTGTATTACCTTTAAGATCAAGGGCTAAATTTTTTATGAACTTATTTCTTTTTTCGTGATTAATAATATATTGAACTTCATCTTCAAAGTTCTCAAACTTATGTGCTGGGTGTTTCAATAGAAGAATATTGATGTCTAAAGTTGCAACATGCCCCTTTCTCATCAACTCATCGGTTTTAATAATTTTATAGGATGGACCAAATAAACCCTCCAAAACCCACTTGTGAGTTTGGGTTCCATCTAGAGTTCCAGTGAAACCAAATCTATATTTACAATCAGAAAGTTTTGTCATTATAGATACTAATGACTTTGATTTAAACTGGTGTGCCTCATCCCCGACAACTACATTAAATCTTGAAAAATATTGTCGGGGGAGTTTGTAGATGGATTGCCAGGTTGTGATAATTACCTGAGAGTCTGTTTCTCTTTCTTTTCCAGCGTATATTTTGTGGCAGTATGAACCAACATCCCATCCATAATCCGCAAAGTCTTTATACATCTGCTCTACAAGGGATGTCGTCGGAACGATTATCAGAGTATTTTGTCCTTTCTCAACGTAATATCTCACAATCGAATATATCATCAACGACTTTCCAGAAGCAGTTGGAGATATCAACAACTTTCTATTGTGTCTTAAAGCGTCGTATACTCCCTCAACTTGGTACTCGCGGGGAGAATACTTGCAGATAGAATTTATATAATCTTTTACTCCTTCCTTTGAGATATGTTCATTTATCTCAAAAGGAAGACCATAAAATTTATTGTTTGTGAATTCATAAGTATAGTCATGATTTTCACAAAACTGTATAAGTTTATCTAATAGACCGATATAAATTTCACCGGTTTGTGTATTAAACAGACGTATCTTTCCATCCCAGTATCTGTTGCGATACTGTGGCATGAATTTAGCACCTGGGACATCAAAGGTAAATTGATCCTGAAGTTCGTAGTAAACGTGTGGTTCTGCTTTTACCTGAAGATATACCTCGTTCTTTTTTGATATGACCAAATGGGACATTCATAAAGTATCAGTTATGAATATTTATTTGGTGGCGGGAGACGGTTAATTGAACCCTGCCTGGAAGCGATGCCACTCAATGGCATTTTTAATTTGGAAAGTTCTATTAGAAATTGTTTTAATAACTTCTTCCAAGAACTTCAACATAGTATCATAATACCTTACTTTTAATTCCAATTTGCTTAGACGCTCATCGGCGTCCATATGCCTCTGTAAGGACTCTTTGTCTCTAACTTTATACGGAAATGGTTCTTCTACGTAGACCTCTGCAGGTGCCTTTCCAGTGTAGTAATTATAGCGTTCTAACTTAACTCTGTTGGAAGTTTCTCTTGCCTTTTCTCTCAGTAATGTAATTGTATTATAGACTGTATAATATTTTGCATGAAGTTGGGGAATCTTCAAGGATTCCTCATGTAAGTTATCAGGATCTATGACAGAATCTCTTTGCCACATTTCCTGAATTTCATCAAGATTCATAAAGGTTGACCGTCAGTTCCTAGGATATTATATACAGTATACTTGAAAGTTGCCTCTGCTGTAAAGTAGTTATAATCTTCTTGCCCAGATTCAAAATCCAATGAAGACAATGAAATTGGAAATAAGTCAAGAAATTTAATTACGGCAACATCTCTATAATTGCTATTCAAAACGTGAAGTGAACCGTCACTAAAGGCATTTTTTTCATCTCTCACTTCTAGAGTTTCGTAAATTAAATCTTTATACTGTTGCGTAGTTTCTGGAAATCCCAAACCAGTCAACCAATTGTGAATGGTCATGTAATTTTCCATATTTTCATCAACTAAAAATTTCAATGACAAATCACCATAAGTCAGTTTCTCTCCAGGAATATCAATGTCCTTAAGATAAGTTGGTTGGATAGCAGTCTGTAAAGTTATTTCTGGAATTCTTATGGAGTTACAAAAAAATACTGCTTTTGGCTCCTTTGCCAAAGTAAATTTAAATCCAACTGGTGATAGATAATTTCTATTCTGGATTTGATTATTAAAAGCCGATGCCATTAGATTTTATTTTTATTTAGATAAAAAAAGAGGGTCTCGAAAGACCCTCCAAACAGTTTATGTGAAATGACTCACATGAGGTTTCTAACAGCAACTCTTCTGTAGTAACGGTTTGCGTTAACGGTGAGGTTGCCACCACCAGCGGTGGTTCCTTCTGCGAATGGGTTGGCAACAATCCCGTAACGGGTCTTGAAGCCAATTTTTGGCTGGAAAGTGTTCTCACCAACGGCACGAACCATTTGGAGAGGAACATATGGGCAGTAGAAGAGACCTGCATCATATGGGCTGGAACCCTTATAACCAACAACATAGTACTGAGTACCAGTCGAGTTAGGAAGGTTAGCCGAGAATGGGTCAATGTATACACGATACTTACCAGCAAGAACACCAGCGAAGGTGTTGCCAGTATCATCAACGTTAAGGTTAGCGTTGAGTGCTGGGGTGTAATCGAGAACACCAGCCATTGTAAGGGCGGAAGCAACGTCTGCAGAGCAGAGGATCATGTTGCCCTTTCCTCTACGAGTTCTTTGTGCGATTGCGTTGGCATCGCGCTCGATTTGGAAAATAAGACCCTTGAACTTCTCAACTGACCAACGACCGTTGGAGTCAACGTCGAGGTCGAATACGCCGTTAGTTGCAACGTTTTGTTGAGCACCAGATTCAGCAACTCTGTAGATGGTTCTGATAACTTCGCGGTTGATTTCAGCAAGAATCTCAGTTGAGAGAATGTTTGCTAATTCCGCTTCAGCATTCAGACCGTGAATTGCCTTGAGGTCTTGTGCGAGTTCTAACGAGTACTCAGCCTTCAGAGCGCGTGACTTTGCAGTAACGGTGACTTTCTCGATTGAGAATGCCATCTCGTTGAAAGCGTCATTGCCAGTTCCAAGAGCTTCTGCCTGAGCAGTGCCCATTCCCTGACCTACGCTGTAGGTGTCAAGTGCTTGACCAGATTCTGGGTTCAGAAGACCTGGGTTGGTTCCGCGCTGAGCGGTAGTACCCATACCAACTGCAGTGCCGGTGTTGTACTGATTAAAGTTGAACTCATCACTCTGACCAGAGAATGCAGTATTTGCCTCATCGAAGAGAGCTTCAGCATTACCTGTACCCTGGGCATTGTATCTGGAACGCATTGCGAAGATGAGTCCAGTAGGACCGTTCATTGGTTGAACGCCTGCGAGGTCATAAGCGACCAGATTAGGCATTGAACGTCTGATTAATGAAATCAGAACTGGGTCGAAACCTGCAACAGGTGAGCTAGCACCAGCAGAGAAACCAGGGGTTCCTACTACTGAGTTAGTTGTGCTTCCTTCGTAAAGGAATTCGCGCTCTTCACGAAGAGCTTTTTCTTGGTTCTCCAGGAGAACGGCAGTTACCATTCTACGATGTGAATCTTTGATTGGATCAAGACCTTCGTAGTTAAGGAGTGGTGCCCACTTCTCCTGCAGATGTTCTGCATTGAACATTTGCATTTGTTTTACCTCTTTTTAAAAGTGTTAGTTTGACTTTATGATTTAAAAATCACTTTTTAGAAACTCTTTGAAGCGTCTGAAGATAAGAATTCATTAACCCTTCAGAAATTACTGGAGTGTTAACGTCAGAATCAACTTCTTCAGAAAGATTTTCGGAAATGTTTCTTTGAGCACCGGCAGTTGGTGAGAAATAAGAATTTCTCAAAGTTACCAGTTTCTCACGATAGTTTGCTTCACCATCAAACTCAACATTTTCAGCCAGAGAAGCGAGTTTGTCCTTTTGCGAAAGTGCAAGACCTTCGGAAACTTCTGCAAAAATTACATCAGTAACTGACTCTGCTAATCTCTTATTAAGAGCAATATTCTTTTCAATTTGCTCGTTGAGTTTTGTCTCCATTTCATCAAGTTTATCTACCATATTCTCGATTACATCATATCTTTCTTCAGGGATTGTTACATAATGATCTTCAAAAAGACCCTTCATTCCTTGGAGGAATGATTCAGTCATTTCAGTCTTAAGACCGCTTTCGATTGCAAGTGTATTTTCTTGCATCCACTCGTCTGCAGCATACTCTAAATATGCATCAAGTCTTTCTACGAGCTCGGACTTAATAGTTGTAAGCTCTTCAATGAGTTGCTCTTCATAAGCAGACTCAAGTTGTTCCTTTATTTCTGCAACTTTTGTTTTGATAGCTGCTTCAAAAATAGTACGTGCCTTTTCTTGGAATTCCTCAGAAAGTTCCTCACCGGCAATCAGAGCATTGATATCTTCTTCGATATCAAACTCTTCCTTCTTCATACCATCTTCATCATCTTCCTCATCAGCACCTTCACCAGGCTCTTCCTTACCTTTCTTATGCTTGCCTTCCTTATGCTTGCCACCCTCATCTTTACCCTTTTCCTTTTCCTCCTCTTCGGCGGCTTCGGCAACTACTTCATCATCATATTCCGACTCTTCCTTGGCAACTGCTTGTGCAGGAGCTGCACCTTTGTTTACTACATTCTTAACAGACTTAAGAGTAGCACCAGGAGTGCTGAGTTTTGCCGAATCGTCGTCTGGGCGATAATTGTCTGGGGTAGGACCGCCCAAATCTTCCCAGCTACCGGTTTGCCCAGGTGCAATACCAGTAGCTAGTTTTTGCATTGGTTCGGCAGCTACAGCCCCTTTGGTTACTACGTTTTCCATTTCTTGTAAATTTCTACCAACGGACATTTTTGTATGATTGTGTTATAATCTATATTTATTTATTAAATCAAAGATTTGAAAGAAAATCTTTGAATAATTCAACCTTATGTTCTTGAAGAGTTCTCTCATTTGATAAGGTATTAATTCTACGTTTTGTAGATTCTGCGAGTTTTTCACGAAGGATTCCGCCTTTCCAAACCCACTCCTTACCTTCCATAATTCCCTGAACAAATGCATCAGGGGCAGAAGGATCTGCAACAATGTCAGCAGCAGTCGCTAACATAAAGTCTTCACCAACAACTTTATGACCCTCATTGGTCATTTTTAGTGATCCAACACCACGAGAAGAAACACCGAGACAAACACCTTCCTTAATTAAGGACATCGCAATTTTACCCATGGGGGTTTCGAGAAGTTGTGCTTTCCCAATAAAATTATTACCATCCTTGTAGAGTTCGCAAATTTTATGCGAAACTCTGTCAAGATTTACAGTAGGACCATCTGGATGTCCAAGTTCACCAAGGGCACGACCTTTGACGACAAAGTTTTCGTTATAACGATTTACTTCTCTCTCCATAATAGACATGGGATACATTCTCCCATTTCTATTAACTTGCTCTGCCTGTAAGAAAATGCCCTTAATGTAGCATTTTTGTGCAGAACCCTTACCTTCGGTAATAAATTCTACTTTTGATACTTCTTCTGTGATGAGTTTCATTGTTTTAGTTTGTAAATCCTACTTTTGCTCCCAAAATAGCAGCGTTTGCTGCATAGACACAATATGAAGGTAACTTCTCTAATAATTGAGATTGAGATCTCAGTAATGTAAATGAACCAACAACAGTTCCACTTTGAGTTTCAACAACTGTAACTAGATAGTCGGCAGCAGATGCGCTATTGACTAGACGAACAACCGTTGCAGAACTGAAACTAGTTGCTGTTCCAGTCGTAGTTGGAAGTGCTCCTTCCTGTCCAAGAATTTTAATTCGTGCTGACATTATTCTTATTCCTCTTCTGAGTAATCTTCGTAATCAATTTCGGAGGATTCTTCAGACGATCCAAACATAGATGATGAAACCAGAGGTCTAATTTCATCTATTTTTTCAGCAGCTTTATTGTATAAAGTAGCTTTAATAGCATCATTGATAGATGATGCTGACGAATTCGTCGCTATTAAATCGATAATATCTTCCATAAAAAAAATGAATTTTATAGTACTATTTATATCTCTGCCTTTTTAGTATCTTATCTATTGAATTTGGATCTGGAATAATTCCACGTTGAATTTCACTATCAATTTGCTCGTCTATCTCTATGATTTCAGAATCAGTTTGCCTTAAAACTTTTCTCCTAACATAATCAACAGAATAATATTTACCAATATATGGCTCCATTGTACTTGCAAGTGTTATTCTATTAGTCAAAAGTTCATTTTCCTTTAATTCTGAAAAATGATTATCATAGAGGAAATCATATTGAATATGATCAGATATTAATGTCCAATCTTCTGGAGTAATAACGTTTTTGAGAATCAGTTGAGTTCTTAGAATATCACTAAAGATATTTGCAAAACGCTTTCTCAGTCTCCCAACAAATTTGGAGAACTTAAGTTCATCTCTCAAAATTTCTGATGAACGTCCTAGATTGAATCCACCATCACTTGCAATTCTGGATTCTGGGACATTAAGTGCTCTGTATAACTTCTTTTGGAAATATTCAATATCTGAAAGTTCTCCAAGATTTTGTCCACCAGGAAGAGTAGTGATTTCAGTTCCTCTACCACCCTCTCTTCTTGGAAGCCAAAAATCTTCCATCATACTCATAAACTTACGGTCATCACGAACCTCTCCAGTGTTCGCATCATAAACTAATTTGTTACGATAACGACTCATAACCTCACGAAGGTATTGTTCAGCCTTTACCTTTGGAAGATTGCCTACATCAATATAAAAGATACGACGTTCTGGTGCCCTTGATAATCTATAGATTACCAAAGAATCCTCAATCATTCTAAGTTGATTGAGTGCCTTAATTGCTTTATGAAGATATGAAAGAACAGTATTTTTATTTCTATCAACAAGACCAGAAGTGCAATATGCAACAGAATCTTTTGCAATCTTAACTGATTTTGCTGCTCCACCAGAACTTGAAACCATTCCACCTGGATAACTTGGTGCTGGAGTATATGCAAAATATTCTTCTATTTCTGGGGAAACCGAATTTAAACTAGTTTCCTCTGAAGTATTTCTATAAAGTAAATTCTCGTTCTTATTTTTTTTCTTCTCTTTACGTACATACCTCATCTTCATTGGATCAATGTATCTGAGGTCTTGAATACCAGCTTGGGGATTCTTAACATCTATAACTTTTAAATAATAAAGTCTTCCATCAATATACCAATTTCTGAAAATTTCGTGAGACTTCTTATCGAAGTCCATTATTTCTTTAATATATTTGAACTCTTCTCTTATTGATTGCTTCAGTTTATCACTTGCATTTAAATTAGAAAGTTCAATCTCTACGGGAGAATCATAGAGATCGCTAACAATAGCTTCGTTTACAACATCTTCAATGGCACTGTCACACTCTGGGTGCAATGCCATTTCGCGGTATCTTTTAATTAAATCAAATTCGGTTCTATAAACACCTTCAATATCTACATATTGACCATAAAATCCACTTTGGATATAATGGTCAACCCCGTCCTCATTATTTGGAGGAACGGGGGATACTATAGACTTTGGTTGCTTAAGTGAATCTTCAATTGAAAACCCAAAAAGTTTTGCCATCTTATAAATTTATCTGACTATATCTACTATTTAGTTAATATCTTCACCACCTGCTGAAGGACCATTACCCTTGATTGCTTCCCACCACTGAACCTGAAGTTCTACGGTGAATTGCTCAATGTCTCCACCAGCATCATATGCTAAATCAATAGCACTGATTTGAGTTGGGAATACATCATAGAAATGATAAACTCTAAGAGCAGATCCATCACGATCTAATTGATAAACATAAGCATCTGCCTGATAAAGTTCTGGATTTGTAATACCAGTATTATCAGAAACTCGGTTAATCGTGTTCATCCACTTTTCAAATGCCGAACGGATGGAGAAATCCGTATCGTTGATAATAGTAACAGTCCAAGTATCAAAGGTTCTATCGCCTGCAATTTTTAAAATACGTCCTCTGAAAGGAACATCAATCGGAGCAACATTCGATGCTGGAAGATTTGCTGCCTTCACTAAGAATCTTGCTTTATCCAAAACCGCATTATCTGCAGGAGCAGCTGCTGGGAAGGAAAGAACAACTTCAAAAAGATTGGGTCTAGCGCCACCACCAGACAACTTGCTCTTGAAATCAGTGATTCTTCTTAGTGGTGGTGTATTTAACTGTGTCCTGGTTGCCATTTGTTTAAACCTCTAAGTTAATTAAAATTTACCAATAACTTCTTCAAATGCAACACCAGTTCTGGTGGCAACAAAGGTAAGACCAATAAAGTTAATCGATCTTGCAGGTTTAATATAGATGTCAGCAATAAATTCATTATTATCAATAACTGCTCCAGTATTATTTGTTTCGTCACAGACAACTACGTAATCAAAAATACCTCTCTTAGCTCTTACATCACGTAGGAATGGTTCAACAATATTTACAAAGTTTGTCCTTGTAATTTCATCGTTGAATTCAAACAGAACATCTTTAGCTGCTTGTGAAATAGCCTGCTCAACATAGATAAACAATCTACGAACGTTAATTCTATCAAATGCAGATGCCTTCCCAAGTCCAGTCTTATCACCAAACAGAATAATACCAGATCCTGATGAGAAGATAACTGGATTAATTCTATTAGAATACAGACGATCTCTTTGAGATTTTGTTGGATCATAAACTAACTTGACTGCATTAAGTATCGAACCTCTACTCGTACCCGCTGGCGAATACCATGGGAATTGATTAATGTCGGTTCTTGCACATAATCCTGCAATGTCACCATTCAGAGGGATATATCTGAAGGTATTTGAGAATCTATCGTAAGTGTACTTGTATCCACTATCGAATACTGCATACGAAGATGATGCAATAGGTGAATAGAAACTGATTACATTATCGGTAATATCCTCAGCTTCATTTACTGTTACTGAACCTACACTGGTATCAGATAGGAATGCTCCTCTATATGGACTGATAAATGCAACAGCATCCTTTCTCAGTTCAGCTACCGAGATTAGTTTATTTGCTAAAGCTTGTCCAGATTCCTTCGTATAATTGGCAGACCCCATAAGTAAGAAATCAACCTTAAAGGTATCTGTGCTTTCAAATAAATCATAACCATCACTAAGTTCTGCAATAGTCGCAGTTAGTGCTCCAGCGGTTGAGATTCCAGTTTGACCATTATAATTCAAACCACCAGTTAATGTATAAGTTCTGCTACCAATTGCAGCAAAAATTGTTCCTTCTGCATCTTGATCCCAACCAGTATCACGAGCAATCTCGTAATCTTCCCCATATCCTGTAGTAGTTAATCCAGATGGTGCAGATCCACCAAAGATAAGATTTGAATTCTCCGAAAGATACTTTCTCCAATATGATGGACTTCCTACAGAATAAGTTCCATCTTTTGCCTTAGAAAGACCTAAATGCTTCTCTAAGATAGTTCCAGCGTTTCCAGTAACCGTTCCATCAGCATCAATTAAAACAACATGCAATTCATCAAATCTTGAACTTCTCGATTCTGCATAGTCCGAAGTTCCAGGTCTATTTGAAATATTGTTCCAAGGAAGTGATAAAGTAGATGTAATTCCAATTGACTGACTATCAAACCAATCAACTGCTTCAGTAACGGTTCTACTTGCTACTGTAGCACCATTATTGTTTAAGAATGTAATCGCTCCATTATCAAACTCATAAACACCTAAAGGTTGATAATCTACCTGTGTTTCTACAGACAAATCAGCAGAAAGGGTTGATAGAACTTTGACAGCAACCTGATTAGTTCCGAGTCCAGCAAGTGCTCCTACGCCGGTAACAATTCCCTTAACAAATCCACTACCTGCGGAGGTTGTTCCAACTCCAGCTACTACTTTCCCCGCAAGTGTTTGACTTACACCACAACCAACAGTAATACTTGCAGTAGTTTGAACCGTTAAAATAACATCAGCAAAAGAATCAATTATTGCTACTTTGATATTATTTGCCCAAGACCCTGGGCTTTGAGCAACTACGGTAACACCAGGAATGATATTTTCATCATATCCTAATTGAGTGTAATGCTCTAAACTTTTAATTTTAACCGAGTTAACTCCAACCGAAGCATTTCTAAAATCAATATCATCGGCTCTTACTACTCTAAGAGCTCCACCATATGCTAAGTATGAGGATGCTACCATCCAATACTCATACTGTTTATCGATTGGATATGGAGATCCAAAAATGTTTAAAAGGTCATTCTCAGTTTCAACCAACGTTGGAACATCTACAGGACCTTTTGCGAAAGGTCCAACAATTGCTCCAATTTTGTTAGAAACTGGATTTACCCTTCCTGTAGTTAAATCAACCTCTCTAACTACAATTCCAGGAGATGCTAAATTTAGCGGCATCTTTCTTTCCTCTATAAGTCCAGAATTATTCTAATAATATTATCGTACATTCCTTACATTCATATGAATATGATGATGAAAGAGTGCTATTTTTGCGAGTTTTATAAAATCCATCTGTTAAATTTTTTCTAATCTTACAAATTCTACACTTCCTTTCACTTAAAAATAAATGACCTAATTCAAATTGATCATCCAAATTCATTTATCTGTAATCCCACATATATGATCTATCACCATACTCATCTACGTTCCAAATCTCATGAGATTCTAATTGATTATCTGGAGTTGCCAGTAACCATTTATCGCCAGTTTTATAATCAACGGTTACTTCCATATCTTCCAATCCATCAACAACAAATCCAAAAGGAGACATATCTTGGTCTATTTGGTTTTTCTGTTCCTCATAAATTCTCTTACGGACATCATTATCTGTCATCTCCTTAAAATAATCTTGAGCTACTAACCAAGAAAAAATAACCAAGCACATTGCTAGGTCATCATTGCACCCCTCCTCAGCTTCAAATGAATTGTGCTTCTGAACAAAGGTAGTAAGTTCACTAATAATATCATAATCATTTATTAGGAGTTTATTATCTTCTATAAGAGTTCTCAAATTGGAGCATCCTAATTTTTTAACCGATGATGTCATTCTCACCCCAAGTTGTGATTTTTTTCCACTAAATCCAGAACCAACAACTTGTCCAGCTCTACCTCTCATTGCTGACATTAAAATATTATCATATTCCAAATCAAAGTGTAAAATATTGGCTACTTGATCTCCAATATCATTCACCTCTATTAATACCCAAGCATTGTTGTAGGCTCTTGCAACATCACTGATAATTGATGGAAAGAGCATGGGTTTTATTTCATTGTTTCTATATTTGACAACTTGCTTATATGGGAAATTTGTAATGTCAAAAACTATAAATGCGGAATAATCATTTCCTATTCCTCTTGCGACATCGACCGTAATCAGATAATTATTATTTTCTACAGGTTTTAGATAAACATCAAGTCCTTTATTTCTCTTAATTGGATCTTCATATACTAAAGTTTTTAATTTTGCAGAATTTATGAGAGTGTTTACTGAACCTAAAAACTCGCATTCAAATTCTACCTTAAACTGTTGCTCACTGGTGTTGGAAATTGTTTGTTCTTTCCACTTATCATCTCTACCAGGAACTTCTGACCAATGAACTTCTGTGGGGACATACTCATTTTTATTTCTTTCCGCATCGTGCCACATGCGGTAAAAATGGTTCATACCACGGGGGGTAGAAACAATAATTACTTTGGTGCTTTGACCGGAAGAAATAGTTGGATATACTGAAGCGAAAAAGTCATCTGCGATGTGATTTGGAATAAACGCAAATTCGTCCAAGAAGATGACATTATAAGACCCACCACGAACAGCAGATGATGATGTGGAGTTGGATGAAATTTTAGATCCGTTCTCAAGCTCTAAAGAACCTTTATTCCAAGATATGATGCCTTGCTGCATCCATTTGGGGAGATTTTCATATGCAAGTTGCAATCTACCCAGAAGGTCTCTTGCAGTCGATGCCTTGTTGGCAAGAATTGCAATATTCACATTATCATTAAATACTGCATAGTGTAAGAGATAAGATACGCAGGTAGTAGATTTACCTGTCTGACGAGGCATCTTACAAATATTGAATCTATTTTCATGGAAATTACTTATGAGTTTTTCCTGAAACGGATACATCTCAAAAGGAACAAGACCATGATCCAAAGAAACGATTTTAATATAATTTCTTGCAAAATATACTGGATCCTCTTTACATTTTAAGAACTCGATAATTTGTTCTTCAGTAAATTGGATTTGTGTATTTGCTTTTTTTAAATTGGGATTACCAAGATATACATTATCAGACATAAAATAATCTCCTATTTCAATATTTAAGTTTAATCAACTTCCCAAATAAGAGAAGTATTAGTTAAAAATATGAGAACCTGTTGCTAAAGGAGCATCTAGAAATACAAAAACTTCAGCAGGTGCATTTCCACTATTAAATGTCCCACTCAATCCTTTCATAATTATTTCTCTCGAATTAAGCACTCCATTATTTGTAGTTGGATTTTGAATGGTAATTAGATGATTTACCACATTTCCAGTTAATCCAGCAGTACTTCTAAATGCAGAACTTGGATATGTATTTTGAATGATTTTTCCCTCAACGCCCATCATTAGCGATGCTCCACAAACGGCAGCAGTTGAAGCAATACCTACGCCACTTAAATTTGCGGCAACATATCCAATTTTAAATGATGGATTATCTACCCAAGGAATATTATATCTATTACTATAATGAGCATGATGAAAGAAAATCATATCTCCATTTATTGGATTTTCTATCGCATATCTTTGCTCACCAGCACCCAACCATCTGTAGTTGATTTGGAATACATTTAATTTTGTCGTATCTAAAGTAACTCCGGATGGATTTGATGTTCCACCAACACCAGTCAAATTATCAAGGTTCCAATCTTCCTGATATGTCCAATCTTCTGTTGCAACTACACCAGTTTGAATGGTTGTAAATGTTCCTACTGCTCCTGTTGTTCCTGGTATAAATTGAAAATTGCCTGTTTGAGGTCCAGTTGAATTTGCTAAAAATATAATTGTGCTATCTCTTTGGTCTGGAATGTGAGTTGTATATGAAGTACTGAATCCTAGTTTTGCTGCGGTTGCTGATGTATCCGCAGAATCATTTACAAGAGATACATTATAAGAAGTTCCATTTAAAATAACTGTTGAAATACCAGAAGAACTTGCTGCAGTTGTAATAGTAAGCTTTCTAATTTCTGCTTTTGTTCCATACTGACGAAGAATGCCGAATTTTCCATTAGTATTAAATCCAATTTGTAGTGCAGATTCCTGACTAAAAAAACCTGCTCTTAAAGTTACACCTACAGTAGGATTGATAAAGTGTGCAGTAAATCTAGCAACTCCACCTTGTCCAGGTCTGTATCTTAAAAATCTCTTTGAACGAACTACACCATATCCATATGCACTGGTTCCAGTTTCTGCAACAAATAAACTATTTCTTGTTGTTGCTATTCCACTACTAAAGGAATATGTTTGAAAACTATTTGTGGGAAGACCATAGATTGGGTCTAACTGAACTACAGGGGTAATTTCAGAAACTGCATATTCACCAAAAGCACCCCTACCAGTAGCACCTTCACTTATAATATTTCCATACTGATCCGCCTGGATATAAACCTCATGTAAGGTTCTTTCTTGATTTAAATAATCTTGTTGATTCTTATTCCACTGAGCCATAATTAATCAGTCCAAGTTAGTCTTTCTGGTTGATATCTTTGTGAGTTCTTAATTTTTAGAGAACTATTTGTTTGTGGGTATACGTCGGCAATGAAAGATTCTCCAACTGCTTCCGGTTGATTATCTGAACCATTTACATAAAGATTTCCATTGAAATCTCCTGCAATATTAATACTTTCTGAAATAAACTGATTAAAGGATTTCATTTTAGTTACAGTTCCAACGACGGAGAGCTTTGTTAATTCTTGAATCTGGATCTCTTGAAGTTTTTGCGGAAGTCAGTTTTGATTTCATTCCGGACATACGACTACAAAAGTTCTTACGACGATCTGCCCTCTTACCTGTTGGGTTTTTTTCAGTTACTGCAGTTTGTAGTTTGGAACCAGGATTTTCGCGGCGATATGCTTTTACTGCCGATTGACTCAATCCATCAGTTTTGTCTTGACGATTGACTTTTTGCCAGTCTTCCGAAAGTTCCTTTCTCCAGTTTGAATAAACTTCATTTTCATCAAGAAGTTCACTACCAATTCCCTTACTTGCCTTCAGTGGTTCTGGTTTAATAATATCAATGAATTGAACGTAATGATTTCCATTGGCATCTTCAATCGAAACAGATTCTGGAACGCAATTCGGAACTATTTTCTTACCCTTCTTCTTCATACCAACTTTTTTATATCCCACCCAACAGGATTCTTCTACATCATGCTCTCCACTATCGAGATAATCTGCCGCAGAATCAAGATAGTCTGCTGCCTTAGTAATTTTAGACTGAACCCATGCTTCAATATTACCTTCACCCTTCAA